CTGAGTATGTTTTAAGTTAAAATAGTGTATAGTATAAATAACTACATAACAAAGGAGATTAACATGTTATGTAGTTATGGATGCGAGCAAGAAGCCAATCATGTTTTAAAAAACGGGAAGAATTGTTGTCAACCTTCATTTAATTCTTGCTCGGCAATAAAGAAAAAGAATAGTGATGGATTAAAGAAAGCTCACGAAAATGGAAAGGTTCCAGGATTCGACAATATTCAACGTCAACGATCAATTGACACAAAGGTAAATGAAGCAATATCTACTCAGTTTCAGAATAATTCCCCAGCGAACAATCCCTGGGTTAAACGAATTCTAATAGAAAAATTTGATTGGAAAGAAGAATGTGTTTTATGTGGATTGGGCACAGAATGGAATAATAAGTCAATAGTATTGCATTTAGATCATATTGATGGCAATAACAGAAACAATGATTTTTCTAATTTAAGATTTTTGTGCCCTAACTGTCACAGTCAAACAGACACGTATTGTGGAAAAGGCAGCGATGGTAAGATAAAAGTATCAGATGATGAAATGATCGTTGCGATAAAACGAAATAAAAATATTAGACAAGTACTTATTGATGTGGGACTGACCGCTAAAGGAAAGAATTATGAAAGAGTACGATCTATAATTGAAAAGAATAATTTAACATTTTAATGGCTGAGTGGTGGAATTTGGTATACACACCGTTCTTAAACAGCGGCACCTTCGGGTTTACGGGTTCAAGTCCCGTCTCAGCTACCAAAATTGCATTTCCTTCGGGAGTGCCGGTTCGAGTCCGGCCTCGGGCACCATCATCAGATAAAGAAATATGTTTAACAAAATACAAATTAATTTAGAAAAACCAGAAGCTGAAGTTACCGAACACGGTAGATTTTATCGCACACCAAGCGGTAATTTATACCCATCGGTTACTACTCTTATGTCCTATAAGTCAAAAGATTCAATCAATGCTTGGAGAGAATCAGTTGGTGAAAAAGAAGCCAATAGGATTAGTAATCAAGCAGCAACAAGAGGTACTAAAATACATAATCTATGTGAACAGGTACTTTTAAACCAAGAGATTGATACAACCAATCTTAGTCTGTTAGATAAACAGATGTGGGATCAGTTTCGCCCACACCTTGACAGCATCAACAATATACATGCAATAGAAGATCCATTATTCAGCAATCATTTACGCCTAGCAGGTCGCGTAGATTGTATTGCTGAATGGAATGGAAAGTTATCAGTCATCGACTTTAAAACCTCTCGTAAAGAGAAGAGAAAAGAATGGATTGAAAGTTACTTCATGCAATGTACTGCATATGCCATTATGTTTGAAGAAATGACAGGAATACCTGTTCCGCAAATAGTAGTTGCTATTTCAGTAGAAGGTGATGAACCTCAAATCTATGTAGAGAGGCGCGATAATTATGCCAAACAACTTTTAGAACTGCGTTTAGAATATGAACGATTTTCAAAACTAATGTATTGACTTTACTTTTAAATACTATATAATATAAATATATATTCGAATAAAGAAATTCGTTGAAGCATGAGATAAGAAGTTTGGACGCGGGTTCAATTCCCGCCAGGTCCACCATAAAGCATACTAGAGGTATTGGAGTGGGGCAACAGCCGTAGACTTCCTGCCCCAAAAAAGGGAAGTGATAGTATGTTTTATAATGGGCCTGTTCTGGATTCGACAGACAACTGAAGGCATGTGGAGAATAGGTGAATGCAGAACACCTTTAAGGGTTGGGAGTTCCCGGTCGTAGAAGCAAAAAACCATAAATGCAAACGATAGCGTTTATTCTCTAGCCGCTTAAGGTTAGATGAGGTATGGGTACCACCTTATAATCAAAAGGACCCACATTAAATAGGAGTTTGTATGAAAAAGTTTATACTTTTAACAGCAACACTGTTAGCAGGTTGTTATAACGATGAGCCTGAAATAACACTAGAATATGAAGATATGTTTCATTATAATGTTAATGATCTTGGAAAGATTACATATGAAGAAGTTGAGTGTTTAGCAAAAAATATTTATTTTGAAGGTCGTGGAGAAAGCCTACAAGGGCAAATAGCAATAGCTCATGTTACTTTAAATAGACAAAAAGATAAAAGATTTGAAGATAGTATATGTGATGTTGTTTATCAAGGTCCATTAGACAACAAAACAAACCCATTAAGAAATCAGTGTCAATTTAGTTGGTGGTGTGATGGTAAAAGTGACGTTCCTAGAGACCTTTGGTCTTGGGGTAGATCAATGACTGTTGCTGTTAAAGTGTTAGAAGGCGAATACAAAGATCCAACAAACGGTGCATTGTGGTTTCATAGTACAGAGGTAAATCCTGACTGGAAATTTGTAACATATAATGTTGGGAAAATTGATAATCATATATTTTATAGATAATGGAGAACTTTTTTGTTATACCAAATAGAGAATGATTTTATGGTTGATTCAGAAAAAGTAACAGATACTTTTTTAATAACAAAAAAATTTAGATCACCTTCTGAATTTTCTTATTTTATAGAAAGCACATCTAGAAAAACAAAGACATCTTGTATAGATATATTAATTAATTTTTGTATTGAAAATGAAATCGAATCAGAAAGTATTGCTAAACTTATTAATGCAAGTTTAAAGGAAAAATTAGAGTCTGAAGCACAGGAATTAAATTTGCTTAAAACTAAATCTTCTAAATTACCTTTTTAATATGACTGCATTTGAAGTATACAAGCTATATACAGCATTGCGTTTACATTTTACATACGCAAAGTATGATATAACAGTAACTAAAGGTCGCATGGCAAATCTCCGAGATGCCTTTGATAGGAAACGTGATACGAAATACATGTATAAATTAGCAAGTGAATATTCTAGAAAAGAAGTAATAGACATTTTAGTTGCTAATTTTATTACGGGCGATCCCACTGCAAATATTTACACTGGAAACTTTGTAGATAATTACAAAAAGTTGTTGACAAACAGAAAGAGAATGTTGTATAATTTGGATACAGATTTAGATAATATCTTATTCAGGATGGAAAAAGAAAAGATTAAGTCTGCGTGTAAGGAAGGGCAACACCCGCTAATCTTCAGAATGTACATGGGTGGGGATATACATTTGGAATCACTTGTTATTATGGAAAAACTATATCCTTATGTTGAAGATTATAAAACTGATTTTGTATTAGAACACTTGTGCTTGCTAATTACAAAATATAAACCGTTTGTTAGGTTTGATAAAAATATTGTTGTACAGAAATATACAGGTAAAATGTTGCAATGTCTAAGTCAGTAAGGAAAGTCCCCGAAGAAAAGAAAATTCATCGGGTTGTTAAGAGTTATCCTGTGAAAGAAATTGATCAGGTTTTAAAACGTATAAATAATTTTGAGGATCTAGAGAATATTGATCTAGATGAAGTCTTTGAAAATTATTATAATACAACAACAATACATCGCTAATATAACGCAAATACGGAGAAATTTATGGCTTTTAATTCCCTTTCAGACCTTCGCAAGAGTCGTGGCAATTTTGATTCATTGATGAAGGAAGTTGAAAAACTTGATGCCCCGCAAGGCAAAGATGATTTAAATGTATGGAAACCTACAGTAGACCAAGCAGGTAACGGATATGCTATTATTCGATTCTTGCCTGCACCTCAGGGTGAAGATATGCCTTGGGTACAAATTTGGAATCATGGATTTCAAGGACCTTCAGGTAAGTGGTACATTGAAAATTCACTCACTACACTTAAACAAGCAGATCCAGTATCTGAACTCAATTCAGAACTTTGGAACAGTGGTCTAGAATCAAATAAAGAAGTGGCTCGTAAACAGAAGCGCCGACTCTCTTATTACTCTAACGTGCTTGTTGTAGAAGATTCTGGTAATCCCGCAAACAATGGTAAAGTCTTTCTTTTTAAATTTGGTAAAAAGATTTTTGACAAAATTAAAGATGTTATGCAACCAGAGTTTGCAGATGAAACTCCAATGAATCCATTTGATTTTTGGGATGGCGCTAATTTCAAACTTAAAATTCGTAAAGTTGAAGGTTATCAAAATTATGATAAGTCTGAGTTTGCATCACCTAGCCCAATTGCTAATAATGATGACGCCATTGAAGTCATTTGGAAAAATCAACATTCACTAGCAGCCATTGTAGCTCCTAGCAATTTTAAATCATATGATGAGTTGAAGAAAAAACTAGACTTTGTTCTTGGTAACAGTGCTAAAGTAGGATCAGCAGAAAACATTTCCAGAGTAACGGGTGATGCTGCTGACGATCACTTCATGGATAAAGTGACCAAGATGGCTTCAACTAAAGCACCTGTGATTGAAGAAGATGATGAGGATGAAACTTTGTCTTACTTTGCCAAACTTGCTAATGACGATTAATATTCGTTAAAATAGAAAAGGGACTTAGGTCCCTTTTTTTATATCCCTGCAAATATTCTGTCTTGAAATCGCTGAATAACATTACTATTATTTCTAGGAGTAGAAGGCGTTGTTAAGATTTGAGGTGCAGCAGGAGATGCTGATGTATTATTATTTGTAATGTTATTGATAATAGGAGGAGCAGATTGAGTGCTAGATGTAGATAAGTTTGTCATGTTTTGAATAGCATTGCTAGTAACTGACGGAGATTGTGTAACAGAACCTGAGTTAATAGATTGTATTTGTTGTGGACTATTGCTAAATCCTAATTCAGTTATTATTTTGCCGTTTCCATCAATAAGTGGTTCGAAACCTTCTGGAATAACAAAAGGAGGAGGGGTAGGACCGTCAATAAGTGGCAAAACCGTAGGTGTTGTTGTAACAGGAGTTGCAGTACCTTCAACAAACCCTGGTGTTGTTGTAACAGGAGTTGTAGTACCTTCAACAAACCCTGGTGTTGTTGCCGCAGGAGTTGCAGTACCTTCAACAAACCCTGGTGTTGTTGTAACAGGAGTTGTAGTACCTTCAACAAACCCTGGTGTTGTTGCCGCAGGAGTTGCAGTACCTTCAAGTTCCGGTGTTGTTGTTGCCGCAGGAGTTGCAGTAGCAAATGATGAACCCTGATCTTGCATTTGTTGTTTATATTTTTCTTGAACTTCAGGTGGAAAACTTTCAAGAGAATTTCCCATCACCAGACCTGATTCAATTGCTGCCATTTGATTTTCAGTAAGAGGCTCTTCCTGACCAGGATAAAATGGTTGGTCACCAATTATAATACCACCAGCGTCACTTACGGCTTGTCGATCTTGAAGGCTTTCTCTTCGTCTGGCAGAAGCTGCGCGGCGAGGAGACATTCCATCAAATCTGTTGGGATCGCGTTCCGGGATAACAGGAGTCGCAGTACCTTCAACGGGTCCTGGTGTTGTTGCAGCAGGAGTTGCAGTACCCTGCGATAGAGATTCCAGTCTTGTTAGTACTTTTGAATGATCTTCCGCACTCAAATCGCCATCAGCAAGTATTGCATTTAATTGACGAGTATCTTCTGTCACTGCTAAGATTTCAGGGTTAATTTCACTATTGCCTAAATAATCTTTATTGTAAAGACCACTTTCTACCGCAGCATCTAATGCTTCTTCACCTGATGTGGTTGTAGCTAAATCTCCAACTACTTCTCCCGCTTTTTTGCCACCGAAAAAGCCAACAGCGCCGCCGATCGCACCACCGACAAACGCACCCAAAGGAACAGTTGCAGGAGCCAAGGGCCCTCCTAGTAAACCAAATGCTGCTCCAGCACTAGCACCAGTAGCAGCCCCAGCGAGAGTCCCACCAACAGCTCCAACTCCGGCGCTAACTGCCTCAACTTTTCCAGCGGTTTCATCTTGTTCAGTGAAAGTTTCTCCAGTTTCAGGATTAATAGCATTACTTTCTATTAATTGATCAGCTTCATTATAACCTTGATATGCATCATATCCAGCAGCTCCAACGGCAAGTGCTGTACCTATTAAAGGAGCCTTTCTGGCAAAGGTAGTAGCCTTACTGGCAAGACTACTCATTCTTGAAGTCGGTTTGTAAGCATCTGCTGTAGCTACGAATCTTCCAGATGCATCTATGGGTCTTCCGGCGCTGTTTAGTCTGACCCCATCTTTTAACTGACCAGGATTTACACCAGGTCCAGGTCCAGGCCCTCTCCCAGGTCCAGGTCTAGGTCCTGTTCTAGGCCCTGTTCTAGGCCCTGTTCTAGGTCTTCTGCTAGGCAAATCTATATCTGGTATGATAGAACCTAATCCCCCGCCGGCTGGTTTGCCAGATATTATTTTTAATTCTTTTAAAATATCTTTTAAAACTTGTAGCTGTTCGGCAGCAGGATCATTTACATCAATACCTGACATTGTTTTAGGAGCGTCTTTTGTAATAATAGGTTGATCAGCTATTATTACTTTTTCAGGACCTTTTTTATTACTAGATCCTTTTTCAGCAACTTTCTCTTTATTGTTTTTTGCCTGTATTTCAGATACGCTTTTATCTTCACTGTTGTCCAGCGCAACACTGTTTGTGACTAATTCTGCTATACCTTTTGTTATACCTTTTGTTTGATTTTCTTTTCCCAATTCAGCGGTAGCTTGTTGTTGAGCAGCAGTAGGTCCTCCAGAAAATAAACCAGTCCCTAAAAATCCTCTGTTTGTTCCAAACATTCTACCTGGTTCACTGAATGCTTGTGCAATTGATCCTCCAAATCCTTTGTCAGCATCAGCTCCCATAAATTTTGCAAATTTTTGTTTAACTGTATTGCCTTCATTCAATGATTTTCTTTGCCCTACAGCATCTATTATCTTTTCAAATTTCTTAGAAGTATCTTTCTCCATGGAAAGTAAAAACTTTTCCATAGCCTTTTCTATATTGCTAGTTTTTCCAGATTCTAACGACTTTATATAAGAATCAAATAATTTCTTAGTTTTTTCATCTTGTTTATTTAAAAGTTCTTGAAAATTTTGAGTATCATTAGAAATAGCTTCAGTTAGTTTACTAACCGCGGCAGAAATATTTGTAGCAGAAGAGTCTCTAGTAGATGTCATAGACATACCAGCTCTCATACTTTGCGCTAACTTATTAGCACCTTCCGAAGTAAATCTTCCGGTATTCGAATCTCTTACATTCGAACCAGAAAATCCTTCGTCTGCTATATTTCTGCCTTCTACATTAAGCATGTTTCTTCTCTGCCTTGTTCTTTAAATGAACGACTAGCATTCCTATGTACACTTCTCTTTCCCAAGGCATCATATTTTCTAGTTCAGTCAAACTATAATGATGCTCTTGCATTAATAAGAAATTCGTTTTATAAAAATTTTCAATCGAATCCTGGGAAAGAGTTATCCGAAAAAATGCTCGTAACCGTTTATACCAACGTAATTGTCTTTACCACATGTTTTACAAGTAAATGATATTTCATGTCCTAATACTGGAATAGTTGTTAAAAATTCTTCAATATCTTGCATTAATTTTATAGGTAAATTTTCAATAAATGCAATCATGTTTCCAGGTGTTTCATCCCTAGGATCAATAACTTCTTCTCCGTTCACTATCTGATCAATACAATTAATAACTATTTCAGTATCTGTTAGAATATCTACTTTACCCTGATATTCTGCTGTTGGATATCGCATAACTATAGATACTTCATCATTAATTTTAAATTCTTTTTTAGTTGTATCTACTTCACCGTATATTTTATAGTCTTCAATATTCATTTCATAACGCATTGAAGATTTGCATGATCCACATGTTAAATTGAATTCTTGTATTGTACCCACAGATTTTGCTTTTATTTTCAAAAACAAATACTGTATTTGATACATTGTTAAATTCTTATCGTTGTATAATCCAAATGTACAATTTTCTATAACTTGTGAACACGCTGATACTCTTTCAGATAAAGTTTCAGATTCACTCGCAAGTATTAATAGCTTTTCTTCTTTTACCAAAAACGGTCTGTATTTTACTGGTTTTTTAATTCCAGGAATCACAATTGTAAATGTTGGTGTTATAATTTCAGGTAGTGCCATAATATTCTCCGATGTTTATAATATTCGTTCCCAGTACTTAGCAGACATTGAAACTGACATTCGCATGAATCCAATATTTCCCCAAGCTAATGGTGTCAAGTTAATTAGTTTTGGTATTGCTTCATATATTTTCCACTTTGCTAAAACATTATTTTCTGTATCTAATGATTTTATTTCCAAGTCTGAATACATTTGATCATGAAATTTAACTTCTTTACTTATTGGATTGACACAATGTTGAATCCAGGTTTCAAACAAAGTTCTTGCTTGCCAATTTTCTTCAACAATAAAAGTGAAAACTACATCTGATGTTAAAAATTCTAAGTTCTGTGTTCGATATTCTGTCCACGGCCCTATTTTAATAGGAACGGTATTAGTAACAAACCCAGGTATTTGTGCTTCTTCACACATTAAAGTTAACAATCTAAGTGTATCATTTTTATTTGAAATACCTAATTCTTTAGGTAAATTAAATGTTACTTCAAATCTTTCTGTTCTTGGTAGGTGCTTGGTTCTGACAACGTTTAAAAAATTATCAAGA